ACAAACATGAATCCTAGGACATTAGTTGCCGCTGCTCCCGCAGGGTCTACAAATCCATCAGCACTCATGATTACGGCTTCTCCACCAGAAAGTGCAGCGCCTGCCGTGAAAGGAAGAATCCTTGCCGGTGCGCCACCATCATTAACTAAAATTTCTGTTGCCATTGTTAATTACCTCGTAGCTTGCTTTGGTCGATACGAAATCGACCAGTGTTGTCTATATTAACTACAGATTCCCTCTTAACCTCAGGAACGGCTTCGCCATCATTGGCTTTACCGCGACCGAACTGACGCTCGGCATCCTCAGGTGCGGGTATTGTAGCAAGACCTTCGCTGAACCCAGTCAGCTTCATCTCATCCCAAGCAGAAAGCTCATCTACGCGAGCGTTCTTAGTCTCATCGTCCATAACATTAAAGAGCATCTCCTTGGAGATAATGGAGTCAATAGCAGAAACCTTTCGTGCCTCTGCTTCCTCTGCAAGCCTCGTTTCCTCAGTAGCCTTAAAGGACTCAATCATTTTGAGTGCCTCTTCGTACTGAGATTCGATTTCCTTTTTGGAAGCTTGCAACTCTTCGAGTTGTGAACGTAGAGAAGCGAACTCGCGTTCGACTATATTCTCTGCATCGGATTTTACATTAGTTTCTACTGTCATAGTTTCTACCTCTGTTTCCCCATCTTCACATTTACACGCTCCATCTCCACCGCAACAGCAGTCATGGTGTTCATCTTCGACGTGTAATACACATTTCATGTCAATAGTACATTCCTTACAGACAGGGTCCATTTTTTCATTATCAATGAAACTTACCTCAGTGGGGCGTATATTGGTGGCATAATTGTCACCCATCACATCAACATCGTTGGAAAGCCAATCAATGCTAACGTGAGTCATGTCCCCGTCTTTGATTTTGTTCATCACTTCTTGACCATGCCCAGTTTTATTGTTTATGGTCGCACTCATCTTCATTCCTGTTTTACCATTTTCCATCTCAACTGCCTCCGGGTCAGTAGCCATGCCGATTAAATCCTCGGGGGTTCTTTGATGGTTCAAGTAAATAGGAAGCTCGTTGAAAGCTTCTATATTACTTTTTAGGACGGTAGGTTCTATATAAACCTTTTCCTCTTTTCCTTTATCTTCATAGGTATGAAGGCCGGAAGTTATAGCGATGACAGGAAATGAAACAGTATTCAATCCACTATCTTCGCTAGAAAATGTCATATCTTCGCTCTCATCCAGCGAAAGCGCAAAAGACCGATTCACGGCGTCAACGGGTATTCCTGCTTTAGTAGGGTCGGCTATCCGCTCTACGCCATTTTCATCAGCCCACATGTTACACATCTCTGCGGCGAGCTGTTCATGGTTATCAAAACCACGCTTCTTTAGTTTGGGGAGTGTGCTCTCCATACATTTGTCATACGTCATTTTCTATCTCCTGTTGCATTAGCGGAGGGTTTGTTACCCCTGTTTGGTGCTCTAGCGGATTCTTCTTTCTTATCTGTGTTCTTTCCACCAGAGATATTCGCATTCTTATCACTAGGGCCGTTCTCAGCTTGACCTGCTTTCTTGACGGCTACATCTTTCAGCATGTCTAATTCTACCACACCTTCAGGGTCAAGCCCGCGCTCTTCCCTTACTTCACCGGGTGATAAAACTCCTTCTGACAGATAAATCATATCTGTCTTAGCCTTAGTGAATGCATCAGTAATATTAATTTGTCTAAACTTGAATCTAGCTTCCCCGCTCTCTAACTGTGGCATTAATTGAGCATTAATTGCTCCTTCTATCATTGACTGGAGATAATTTACGTATGGCTCAAAAATAGGACGAGCTCTTTCAGGCTCGGTCCACATTGTCATAGGTACCTTCAAAGCCATGTGTATCTTAGCAAGTATATCGTCGGTATACTTTCCATATTCGAAAGCTCTTTGAGTCCCTTGTAATTCTTTAATTTCTATATCGTTACCATGGATAATATCTTCACCCGGCTCTAGAGCATTAAATGCATCAACAACTTCATTAATCTTATCGGGGCCATAAGGCATATCTGGTAGACCGCACGATATATCAAAGCGTGATGAAGCATATTTATTTAGAGCCGCACCTATATCTCTTTCCGCGTAGTCTTTCAAATCTACTAGATAGAGAATGGGATGAATATCAGAAAGCCCATAAGCATAGTCATCAAAGACATTGTTTTTAAGTTCTATAATTTCATCTGCCTCAAATCTAATATTTTCTGTATCGTCACCTATGTCTTGGTAGTAATACATGATTTGTCCATGCTCATCTCTTTTAACAAACATGTTCTGAGAAGAGCGAAGTACTAAATTATCGCCTGTCCATTCTAGATAGGCAGTACCAAAAATACGAGCGTTTCTAAGCCAGCCATATAGAGTTTGTTCCATATTGATATCCCTGAACATTTCCTCTATTCTTTCTCTTAGGGCATCATCGTCGGTTACAATATCAAAATTATCCTTAACCGCATAGAAACAAGGTAGGTCAATTAAAGTTCTAACTATTGGGTCAGCTAAATATACATTCATATAAATCTGAGGCTTCCCTATATGAGGTTCATATTTCTTAATTGCATACCCAGCGTAACTATTAGTTAGCTTAAGTCTCTTTATAACTCCAGCGCCAAAGCTAACGGGTTCGTCCTTTCTAAAAGGGGGGTCTGTGCCTACAGTCGCAAACCTTCTTCGTATTCTATCGAACATGGACATGGCTTATTCCTTTTTTATATAAAGCATAACACTATATAAAGATTTCGTCATAGGTTATATCCTTTATTAAGACGTGAAACCCTCTGTTTTGTAGTGAAAAGCACCCCACCAGTGTATTTTCCTCTACCCTCATTTAACATACGCATTGGTCTCCCACCAGTAGCGCGCCTACCAGAAATAGTAGCTGTTCCGGGTAGCATAGCTAAAGTAGCATGTAAAGCCATTACTGAGCTATCACAATAATCATCGTGCTTCCCATCGGGAGCAGCTATTCTTTCTGTTTTATTTGCTGCATCCATTACATATTCTAGGTCTACATGTTCTCTAAACCATTTATTCATAATGCGCTGTTGATGAGCTGGTAATATGCTGGGGTCGGGTATTTTAATTATTCCTTGCTGCATAAAAGAAACATAATCCCTGTACACTTGGGTCTTCGTTCCCCTCGGCCCTCCCGTAAAAATGAAAGGTATAAAATGTATTTGAGGAGTAGAGCTTATACACGCTACTCTGAGGTCTTGCTCAATCGCCCCACCAATGCCCGTACAATCCACAATAAGACGGGTAGCCCCCAAATGAGCCGAAATGTCCATGATACGCTCACGTTGATATGGAATATCATGACCGCCAGTTCGAGGATTGATTTCTTCCACATATATAAGACGGGCCAAATTGCCTCCGCCATACGGTCCATCATACTTTTCGAGTCTCCATCCGGTAATAACAGTACTATTAACAGATTTACCAACATCAACACCCACAGTAATTGGTGAACCATAATCTCGTGGCGATTCAAGGGTTTCTCGGGTATAGAGCTCATAATTATCAAAGCACGCTTTTAATTTTTCGGGCGTGAAAATATTCGATACACTCTCTACAAACTCACATTCATATTCGGTTCTCCAATACATTGAATCTTCTCCCCACTCCAACATCTTTTCTAACATGTCTTCTTCAGTATAGGCCGCTTCATAACTATCCCCCTCCAGTATCGCATCTCTCCATGTAAACACTAGACGGGTCCAGTTATCCTCATAGACATCATCATACAAATAACGCCACATGTGGTTCTCTTTACTCTTTGGTGTACCTAAGTTTATGAACGGGGCATTATTTGAAACTATCGCTGGTTCAACATTATCGACAAACAAACTGTCGTCGATGAGAGGAGACTCATCAACTATACAGAATGTAGGGTGTTGTCCGCGTATAGCTTGCCCCTGATTAGTAGGAGCTAAAGGGGCCCTTCTCATAAGTGTCCCTCCCTTCATACGTATATGAGGTTTATTATGGAATTTATAATTAGCTACTAAACTATCTAAGAACGGGTTGTCCCTAAAATTACGATAAACGTAATTAAATATAAGAGCTGCTTGGTCTTCAGAAGGAGCTAAAATAAAGACTAAATCCCTAAATCGCTTGAAGAACATATATATAGTTGCGGCTACTGCTAGTGCGTATGACTTTCCACTTCCGCGAGGAGCTAATATAGCGAGCTTACGCTGCTTTCCATTTTTTGCATGAGTAAGAGATTTCACAACAATAGTTTCTTGGAGAGGTCTTAATCTCAAGGTTCGCTGCTTGCCGTCCACTAAATAAGATTCGCAAAAGGCTGTCACCAATCTACGCATCTTATCTTCGTCGTGTCTACACTTTTCGAATATATCCTCTAACTCTAATGAATCAAAGGCTCCTTTACCCGTCAGTGCTGCTTTCAGGTTTTTCGTCTCGTTCCTTACTGGTAGAGTCATCTGTTAAGTCCTCCAAAAATAATCCAAAGTCTGCTGTCTTCTGTTCTATTACAGAAGCTATCTCTATATTCAGCGCTCGGAACTCTGTATGTATGTCTTTAACGACTGCATTTCTTTGGCGCAAGAGCTCTGTTCGTAAGTTAACATCCCGAATATGTAGAGAAATTTCTTCCCACAGAATGTCTTCAAGAGACAGATTGCGAGCCAACAGGCGTACAAGCTCTTTGTGGCGTTCATATTCTGGTTCACCTACGCGCAGGCGCAAACGCTGTTCATACTCGTGTTCGTTCAAAGCTTCTTAGCGTTTGTAAGAGCTTCCTTAGCTTCTGCCTTGATAACCGCAACGAACTTGTCGTCGTTCTGGTCCCAAGTAGAAACAATTACATTTCTAAGCATTGCATCTTTCACGTGTTTTTGAGCTGTTTCATCCAGCTTCTCATATGCCTTCATCTGGGCTTTAGTTAGATATGTATCTAGAAGCGCATTGATTTCATCATCGTGCTTCCCTATATAAGCCATAACATAGGCCTTTACTGCTGGTTGGGTATATGTAATATATGCACCCATAGCTAACATAAGAGCAGCCATAAGCATAAGCTCAGGCGAACTGGTTAGCATATCCAGTAGACTATCTAACATTCCAGATTCTGGTTCCAACGTTGTAAGGTTGGTTGTTTCATTTGTCGTTGTATTATTTGTCATAATATCTCCTTTTGTGGGCCCCCACACGACACTTGCGTACATAATCCTGTGGAGCCTTGGCCTTAGGTAGGGGCCTATACATAGTAGTACTTACCACTATATAAAGCTTACTTCTTACCCTTCTTCTTAGGTTTTAAAGCAGGATTTTTCTTCCTCTTTTTACCTTTAAGTTTTCCAGAGCGGTCTCTGTACTCGCCTTTTTGCGTAGTGCGTTTGCGGGGCTTCTTTTTCGGGACGCCGTTCTTTTTTAGCTTCCCTCTTTTATAAGCCATATTAACCTGCTAAGCAGGGATTGCCGCCTCTACATCCGGCGCAGGGGATTCCATCTTTATCTGGACATGCGCTTTTTGCTTCCTTCTTGGGGGCTGCTTTCTTCTTTTTTCCTAATAGTCCCATTATATCACCTATTCTATTTTCTTGAGTTTATCGAGTAACTCATCCTCATGAGAATCATGTCCATTACGGAATGTTCCCTTCCTTGTCTGTTCTATCTGACTGTTCTGTTGAGCAGTCCATAATTCTAATACTTTATATATAATAACGAGCGCGGGTGAACCTATAATCAGAAGAACTGACTTATAAGATTCTATATCTTCTACTATTGATGGCT